GGTCTGTTCCCTGTGGTTGCTATTGTGTTCGCGTACATCTTTGGTCACGCAGAGCACACTGTGCAGTTCTACTCTTACGGATCTATTATATACTTTTGGTGGATTTTGTGCGCTCCTTATCGCGCACATTGGCTTGAGGTAACACTTCCTCAACTTAAGTGGGAATGGAGAAACACGATTCTTGTGTTCAGGGATCGTTTTGGGGCAATCCGGCTATACACACTCTATTTGCGCGGCTGGAGAGCCCCGGTGACATTGTTTGTGGCGTTTGTGTGGTCTTGCTGTGGATGGGCATTTTCACTTATGTGCCTTTCACTGGACTATGGTTTGTTGTGGCGTTTGCCACTTTTGTTCTCGCTCGTGCATCTTTGTTCGTGGCTTTCGAATGGTTCTACGTTCGAACGATTGCTGATTCGACTGGGTTGTCCCGAGAGTCAGCAGCTGTATTGGCCCGATGTAATTTTCGTTTGCCTCGTAACCCTATGGAGTGGGCCGCACTATGTGCTTTTGCAGCTTCTTGGTACGGTCTTTACCGTGCTAACCGTGCCTTTAGGTCCAATTCTAGACGTGAGTCAGGTCGTACTCGAGAGAGTATGGCTCTTGCACGCAAACGGTATCACGACAAATGTGTAACAATTCGCACACTTGGCTTAGTAAGCGTGTCGCTGCTTGGTGGCCAGTATGGCCAAGACCTTGAGCGTGCCGCTGAAGTTATAAGCAAGTATGTTACTACTGCACGAAACATGCAAACACTACAAGATGGCATCATGGGTTTTGTTGATGACATATTCTACTCTGACGATGAGTCTGATGATGAGTGCTCAGTTCGCCAATCTGGCGCTCGTGAGTTCCTTGGACTCGATTTTGAGGATGATTACATCCGTCCTCCACCGCCTCCTGCTCCTCTTGGTTTTATGGAGTGTGGTGAGTGCTCTCGCAATCGCGCGTGGGGTTTCGACCCGTGCGACCGTCACCATCTAGCATACAACGCAAATCCTAATATTGCGTGGACCAATATAAACCCACAGAAACGTGTGTTTTTCCGTCTATTGCGTCCTTTTGTTGTTGCTTGGTGGTGGATTCGTGATCATCTATCGTGTGGTCAAAACACACCAGAGATCCGCCAGCCAAGCATTCTCACGCATGCTGGTTGGACTCGTGACCCGGCATTATCTGACGGTGATGTCTTGTCATCTTTTACAGGGTGGCTCAAGTGGTCTTGGAACGGGCTACTTAGTGTGGTATTTATACCGCCTGGAGTCGCTCTCTTATCTGCTACATATCATGGTGGCCGTAAGGCCGTCGTTGATTTCCTTGCGCTATTTGTCAACTGGCCATACGCCATCCTCGCAGGTGTGTGTCAATGGTTCTTTTATTCCATACGTCATCCTCGCGGACGCGTGTGGCTTCTAGCCACTGTTGGCGCTGTTGGTGGAGCTTTTTACACCTATCGCCGGCTACGCTCGTCGCGTCGTGAGATGCCTAACAAGCACAAGGGTCCGTCTGCGCAGCAACGCCAAAACATGCGCATCGCTCTCCGTGGTATAGGATCAAAGCATCGCGCTCCACCCTTCTATAAAGCTGGTGAGAGTAAGCGCCAGGATGACTGGCTTGATCGTTACGGCATGTATCTTGATTACGATGGTAACGTGAAGTTCCGAACCGCACAAGGTCCTGGAACCACTGGTTTCTATGATCAGGATGACCTTAACTTCCTCGTAAAGTATGGTATCGTTAAAGGTTGTTTGGGTCTAGGCGACGCTGAACGCGAGCTATATGACAACGACCTTGTTGATCTTGGTCGCGGTTCCGATGGACTCATTTGGGGCAGTCGGTACGATAATGAGAATCGCTACACAGCCCGTAATGCTATTAGCGATCGAGATAAGTCGGTAGACGTCTCTGATCGCGAGAAAAAGCTTGTGTCCCTCCAAGCTGAGGTATCAGCTCTCAAAGCAGCGGCTGTTGAGAAAGCAAAATCATTACCTGATGCTAAGCCAAAGCGCAAGCGTAATCGTAAGCCCAAATCTACTCCACCTACGTCTGCAAAGGAGTCGTTAAAGGTTGACTCTATCCCTGGTCACGACCCATTGCTACTTCGTCTTGAGTCAAGCTCGCCTGATATGCGTAAAGCCAATGTTGTTAACGTATACCCATTTGCTAACCGCCTCATGGCTCCGCGCCACGCAGTTGATGGTTACTCGAGCTTGGTGTTGTATGACGTCAAAGGTACCGCTTTCCCTGTGGATAGTGCGCTGTGGGTTCGCTCCGCTGACCCTAATATGGAGGACTTCGTATATACTCCAGTCCCTCCTGGCTTTGCTACTGGTCAAAATCATTTCCGCTACCGCGCACCTGTAGAAGGTGAGCGAGCGACGTTGTTTTACATAAACCCAGCTTACGCAGGTAAGTCTCAGCGCATGGCTCTTGTCCATACATATGGTGATGTTGGTAAGCCAATTAGCTTTAAGAGTATTACTGGCGCGCCCATCACTGCGTATCAATATACTGGTTCGTCCGTTGATGGATCATGTGGTGGCGTCGTCATTTCTCAGAATGACAACCATGTCATTGGTTTCTGGGGGCTAGACGGCAACCGCTGGTCTTCGTCAAACCACTTTTGGCCAGTATCTCCTATGTGGGTAGCCGAGTGGCAGACACCATTACAAAATTCCGCCGGCTATCTAGCTTCTAGTGTTAAGCGTATCCCTGATACCATATACTGTATTGGAGACGCTAAGCCTACCACCAAGCTTGAGTCTGGTGCTATCGCGCTACCTACACCATCGGCTCCGCTCGAACCACCATCAGATTTAAAAGGGTTGGGGGGCGCCGAGTTATAGAGCAGATACTCGCCGACTATCCCCCTGAACTCTGCAAGATGAGCAATCGCTTCTCGCCTGATCTCGGAATCCACCTGCCATTCATCGGTAGTGTGTATCGTCCGTTCAACGAGACGACTTACGACCACACTGACAGCGTGGTCGATAAGTTTGCACTCTTGTATGACGTCAACCGTAAGGACTGGGAGTCGCTTTACAATGTGACTCCGAAGCTATTGAAGGCATCACATGTCTCGCTTCGTCGATATGATAAAGATCCAGATCCTTATGATGAAATTGTGTCCCATTATTATGATGTAGCACGCGATTGGGCCGATAAGGAGTTCGGGCCGTTCTTGCAGGGGTCTCGTTTGACTACTGTAGATCAGGTCCTTGAGCACCTTGAGTCAGATAAATCGCCAGGGTATCCTTGGACACTCGGCTACACATCAAAAGGTGATTATTGGCTCTTTGGGCCATTTTCCGAGTTCTATGACCGTTATTGGTTACGTCTTGGTACACCTAACCCTATTAGTACGTTATGTAGTGTGTCGTTGAAGAAGGAGTTGCGTCCCTCGGAGAAGATACAGCTTGGCCGTATCCGCACCACCACTGCTATGGATGTTAATCACATCGTAGCATCTAACGTACTGTTTCTTGACCAAAACGAGCGTCTCATGAATTCCCGCATGAGTCACTCCGTCGTTCTTGGCATCATTCCCCACCTCGGTGGCTGGCATGATCTTGTTAATCATATGATGCCTTATGGTAACACAGCCTCCTCCTTTGAGCTTGACGGCTCTGAGTTTGATGGTCGCTTTTATCAGCGTCAGATGAACGACGTTCGCCTCCTTCGCTACAGCTGGTTGCGTAGAGAATTCCGCACAGTTGAAAACGCTTGGCGAGCATACAACTTATACTATGACCTCGTTCATGGTCCTCTAGTAAACGTCGATGGTAGTTGTTACGATCGCGGGTGTGGTAACCCTTCTGGTCAAGGCAACACTACGCCTGACAACTGTATTAAATCTTTCATGGACGTGTGTGTGTTATGGCAGATCCTCGTGCCTGCCGAGTTTCACACTTATGAGTGTTTTAAACTATTTCTACGTATCTGCATTAATGGTGACGATTTCAACTATACTGTTGATCCGCGCTTCTTGCAATGGTTTAACAACACACGTATCAAGGAAGTTCAACATCTAATCGGTATGGTGTATACATCACCTACTGACGAGCCCCGCCTGTTCCATGAAACATCGTTCCTGAGCCATGAGTTTCGTCTCACAACTCTATCTAATGGTGTTTCTATGTATATGCCCGTCATTGACGCCAAGAAAATGAAGGCTTCTCTGTTAAGGTATAATGAGTCAGGCACTGTTTTCGAAACAATCACGCGCCTTTGTGGTATCCGCACTGAAACATGGGCGGATGCTGAGATGCGCAAGTGGATCGCTGATCTTCGTGAGTTCATTCTAACTGAGTACGCAAGTAAATACCGCGGTAGAGCTGAGTGGGAGCTCGCCTGGAAAGGTTGGAAGACAGATCGTGAACTTGAGTCACTATATTCAGGCTTCTCTATCCGTCAATCTGGAGCCGTCCCGCTCACGGCTTTAAATTCAGAGCTCAATACGACGCGAATGCAAAATCGCTTCTCAACGAATTCTACTTCCCGCCTGCTTTCTAAAGTAGGCCATACTCTCGCTGATCTCGCATCGAAGAAGATGCCGCACAAGCCAAAACCTAAGGCCAAAGTGAAAACAGAGGTCAAAGTCAATGTTAGCACTCCTGCGCAAAAGACCAAGCGCAAGCGTAATCGTAAGCGTGCTAACATGGATACTCATGTGCGTGCTCCTGTATCTAAAGGTACAATTCATCATGCCAGACCAACAGCAAAGTTCCATAATGGTAAAGATGGATCTGTCACAATCAGCCACGAGGAATATGTGTGTAGCATTGGATCCGCCACCGGATACAACGTTGCCTTTAACGGGCCGCTCAACGCAGCTAGCTCAGTTACGTTCCCGTGGTTATCTACCATTGCCAGTCGGTTCCGCAAGTACCGATTCAACACCGTCGCAGTTCGTTACCAACCAACTTGCTCTTCTTCCACCCCCGGCCTTGTCGGCAGCGTTGCCACATACCGGACGGCTGATGCGTGGGCAAATACAGGACCGCCAGACATGAAATCTTTTGTTCAGTCTGGTAGCACTATGGGTAACGCGTGGACTGCATTCACATACAAACTCAGTCACAAATCGCTCAATGTTGAGCGAGCGTACTACATTGATAGTGGCGCAGAGGCTGATCCTATTGACGAGCCTGACACACCCGGTCGTCTTTTTGTTTGCACTAATGGAGCTGTAAGCTCTGGTGACATCGGTTTAGTATTTATACGCTATTCGATCACACTAATGGAGCCTACTTTCCTTGGCCCTGAGCCTGTCCAGCAGTTTGGTCATATTTCTGGCAACACCGCCAGTGGTGCCAACATTCTCGGTGGTACCAGCACCGTCACTGGGACGCTCATGTCCGTTGGCGGGACGGGTGCGAATACCGCCGTCTACATCAACCAAGCTGGATCTTATCACATGCTAATACGTGTGACTGGCTCTAGTATCAACAGCAATGTCACCACAACCGCTCTCAACGGAACTAATAATATCGGTCTCGTTGGCAGTACATGGGTTGGTGGCGAGATCACGCAAGTGATCTATTTGCGCACAAATGTTAACTTCACTCAGTTGAAGTTCACTCTTTTCAATACAGGAGCTACCGTTACTGGTACGACTTTCTGGCTGTATCCTGTTTCCCGTGACAATTATGATGATGCAGCTGCTAGCACTTCTCATGAGGAAAAAGAAGAAGAGTTTGAGGATATTCGTAACCCGACTCTGTCTACTCCTAGTGAAGGTGCTATTTCTAGAGCCCTAGCGCTCCTTTCTAGAGCTGGAGTGTCTGTCAAGCCGGATCCCTGATCCACCTGGCGGGCCTCACCTCGGGCGTAGCTGGTCTCGTTTAGTCGCCAAGCATGAGATGTCGCAAGATGTATGTCTCTGCTGGGTTGGCTGTTCCCTGACTGCGCGCTTTTGTTTTTGTGGTTTTTGTTTCTATATGTTTTAGTTTCCACTCCGTACTCGCACAGAAGGTTTTGGTTTTTCCTCGCTGTGGCTGGTCCGCGTGAGTTAGTGTGTGTAACTGGGAGGGGCAGAAGTTTCCGTTGGCATTGCAGGTATGGAACGACGTAGCCGAAGGTTGCCGCCTTGCTCGCTAGACGAGTAATACACCGTAGTGAGCCATCTCACAC